TGATGATTATTTCCGCATCGACCGCTCCGCTGCCGCCAACGCTGCGCTCCGCTCAACCGGACGTTGTATTTCTGGTGGTGGTGGCACTGACCCCCGTGCCCCTGTGTCTTTGGACGCCCTCCAAAGCACTATGGACGCCGTGCTTGTAGAAGCAGGTGTGGAACCAAACTACTTGTTTATCCACCCCTCAATGCGTAGTGAATACACAGCACTACTCGTTGCTACAAGCGGTCAGTTATTCACAATGACCGACAGCGCCAAGAACGGCGATGGTGGTTTCACCTCGCTCGGTTTCAACGGCATTCCACTCAAAACCAGTCGCCACATTGACCGAGGTTTGGTTGTAATGCTAAAAACCGATAGTTGGAAGATTACCGAACTGGAAAGCAAAGGTTTTGCTGACCTCGACGGAAATGTTCTTTCCCGCACGCTCAACAGAGATGCTTACGAAGGTTACTACCGCTGGTATTACAACCTCGTTTGTATGCGTCCCAACGCAAATGCGGTTCTAACCGGTTTAGATTTCCCTGCCTAAACATTAGTTTAGCACTAAACCTTGGGGGTCTGGGTTTTTTCCCAGACCCCCTTTTTTTGTAAGTAAAGGAGGCAAAATGTTAGAGTTAGTTTTATTTTTCACAGCAACAAATCTTTTTACACTAAACGCACTATTGGGTGTTTTTTTAGTAGAAAAATGGAATAAAATAAAAGAAGAGCAGGAAACAAAAAATAAGTTTTCTGTTGTCTCACCTGACGACATTATTAGACATTACGAGGAGAACTACTAATGAGAAGCGAAGCAGCAAAAAGAATGATGGAACGTTATGGTTCCAAACCAAAAAGCGGTGGTGGTTCTGGGATAATAGGACCTGTGCTGACGACCGCCGGTGCTGCTATTGGTGCTTACTTGGGTGGTCCAGCAGGCGCACAGGTAGGCGCAGGCGTAGGAACAGAACTGGGAAAACTTACAGCAACAGGCGAACAAGCAGAGGAAAATAAAGACAAAGACGGAATGGGCGCTATTATGAAAGGTTTGGAAGGACTTGCCGACGCAGATAAAAAGAAAAAACTTATGGAAATGATGAAGGCAGGTAAGATTTCACCAGAACAAGCAACCGCCGCCGCAAAAGGAATGAGCGCATAATGATAAAAGACAAGGACATAAAAAGGTTGTTGGACGACAGCAACAACTCTAAACAAATCATTACCCGCATTTGGGACTTATGCTTACATTATTTAGAAGGAAGACAACACCTTGTTTATGACCGGTCTATGTCTAACTATGTTGTAGGTAGAGAACTACAAGGTAATAGACAAAGAGCAACAATCAACTTGCTCCTAAACCTTTACAGAAACATTATTTCACGCCTTACTATCAACTACCCTTCTGTTGCTGTTCTTCCAGCATCTCCTACACCAGACGACATAGTAAAAGCAAAGAGCAGCGAAACTGCCCTACATTACTACTGGAACAGCGCAGATTGTAAGCAACTATTAGAGAAAGCAATAAAATGGTTAGTGTCCTGCGGTAATGTTGGTCTAAACACTTATTACGACCCAGATAAAGAGTGTGTAATGACGGAGGTTATTTCACCTTACGACATTTTCTTTGAGAAGGGTGCTATTGATTACAACGACAGCAGATTTGTTGCTATTCGTCGTTTTCACGTTAGAGAAGAACTTGCTGAAATGTTCCCAGAACATAAAGAATACATTATGAAGGCACCTTCTTACACACAGCAAGACCAAACAAGCGACTATGGTTACACAGCACAAAACCACTCTGTTCCACAAGGACGCTTGGAAACTTATGACTTTTACGACAAACACGGCGAACTACGCATTTGTCTAAATGATAAAGTCCTTTTCAAAACAAAAACACCAAAAGGCATTATGCCCTTCCAGCACATTCGCTACACAGACGTTCCTAACCGCATTTGGGGTCTTGGGTTGCTGGAACCACTTATCGAACTACAAACGCTCTACAACACAGCGAGAGCGCAAATAATAAAGAACGTAGAACTTATGTCTAACCCAAAGTGGTTAGTGCCTAAAACAGCAGGCGTCAATCCAAACGCTATTACAAACAGAGCAGGCGAAAAGATTTTCTACAACCCTGCTGGTGGAACACCACAGCAAATCCCTATGGCGGGACTACCTGCTTATGTTATTCAAAACATTCAGCAAATAAGCGAAGAAATGAAAGACGTAGCAGGCATTCACTCTGTTTCACTTGGACGCAGACAAGTCGGCGTAACCTCTGGTAAAGGCATAGAAGCACTTGCTACACAAGACATTTCACAATTACAAATAACACAGCAGCAAATAGAAGACGCTGTAAAGCAAATGGCGAAAGTTGTTTTGGTAATGATGAAGACTTATTACAAAGAAGCAAAGTTCGTAAGAATGCTTGACCGAACTGGTAAAGTTATTTTCAAACAACTACGAGACACAGACATAGTAGATGACCCTGAAATCTTTATTGAGGCAGGTTCTATGTTTAGAGCAGAAGCAGACGACAAGGACGCACGCATAGTTCAGATGCTCCAACTTGGTCTAATAGACAAAGAAACAGCACTAAAAGAAATGACTTTTAGAACTGGTAATGCTTATGCCTTGGAGGAAATGGAAGACCTCGCACACGCAGAAGAAATCCTTGCCGCAGTCGCAGACGGACAGCAAGTAGAAATCTTTGCTACGGACAACCTTGACGCCTTTATGGAGGTGTTTAGCAACTACATAAAGAGCGACGATTTCTATTCTAAACCACTGGAAAGACAAGAATACATTAGAGACGTTTTCCACGCTATTATTGATAAGAAAATGGGCGGTCAAACAAACATTATGAGAGACGACAAGGTTTATCCACGTCAGGTAAATAACCAAGAACAACTCGCAGAAAACGTAGTCCAACTCAACTCACCAGAAGCAAGAATGGCGCAACTCAACCAAGGTTTAGATTTAGCAGACCAACAAGCAGAACTAAACTCTTTACAGCGAGACGAAGCAACATTTACCCGTGATGCTATGGGTGGAGGGGAAACTATCTAAATGAATACAACAGAACTACGAGAGGTTTTTAGAGACTTTATTGACGAAAGCGACACAACCTTTTTTAGCAATGCTGACGTAGCACGCTATTTGAGTTTGGGTTACGACCAGTTCCGCAGTAGAGTTTGCGAACACGACCTTTCTATTTACAAAGTTAGGACAAGTTTTACGCCTACTACACCCGAGTTTGACTTGGCGACACAAGACATCACAGACAGCACAGGCGCTCCACAAAGAGCGTTAGGTCCTGCTGCTACTGCTGGTTTTCGTCTTTACAAGATTGTTCGTCTTTATTTTCAGTCGGCAGGTTCTACTTTCCCCGGTCAGTTTCTAAAACCTGTAAGTAGCAGAGAACAAGTTTATTCACCTGACTATCTTACAAGTAAGTTTTGTTTAGAAGGAACAGAGTTTATTTTCGCAGCGCAGTTTGGAGGCACTTTGACTTTTGAGTATGTGCCTTACCATAATGTAGATTTTGCTGCTGCCGCAGCGTTTATTGACGACTTGGGGCAGTTCCACGACCTTATTGCTCTTTATGCTGCTCGTTATTATGCTATTGCCGATGTTGGTGTAAATAACGCATTAGAAAGAAAAATAGCATTTAGAGAAAAGCAGTTAGAAGATTACCTAACGTCAGGTCGCCAAGCGACAGCAAACCTTTATGTAACTTACACTAACCCAGACTTTATTACATAGGAGGCGTCATAAATGGCGGTAAAAGGAACAGAAATAGAAATCCTAAAAAGTGGAATGGATTATTCCACATTAGACAAAAAGTCTGCGTGGTTACAGAACTTACAAGTAAAACAAGGTTCTTTATGGGTTCGCAAGGGTTTCGGGCAACTACACCAAATAGACACCACACTAAAAACAGGCACAAACTCTAAAACTTGGAACGAAAAAAATGTTGGAGCAACACAACATTTAGGAACTCATTATGTAAAAACTGCTTTTGGAAACGAGCAGTTCCTTACACTAACCAAAACAGACTGCTACACAGCAAACATTAGAACCGACAATAACTATGCGGCAGGCGACACCTCACACGAAGGAACACCTTGGAATAACGGGTTAGTTGGTTCAGGCGACTTTATTAGAACTTACACTCTTCACATTTACGACAAGACGCTCGATAAGAGTTGGGAAGAGGTTATTTACAAAAAGTCTTCACAGGAAATCCCAGAGGACTTACTAAAACTAAATAAAGTTTATCCCCATTACCAAACAATAGAAGACGACGAGCGTGGAATAGACAACACACGCTACATTAGTGCTGACGATGACGCTGACGAGGTTGCTTTATTTACAGACATAGGAAACGCCGTTGTCTTTGGCGCACAGGGTTTAGGACTACACATTTACAACCCAGTCGTTTTCAACGAAAGACAAGACACAGCACACAACCGCTTTTATGACTGGAACACTTATGAGGGCAAAGGTGAAGCGTCTTATGTTATTCCTTTCAAACTAACTGACTTGTCTTCCCTTGACGGGTTTGACTACTTATTAGAAGGCGAAATCCAAAACATTTCTGCTATTTCTCTTTTTAGAAACAGACTTGCTATTGCTGCTGGTAAGCGCATTTATTTTACAAATGAGTTTAGTGAAGACAAGTTATTTGCTTTTACAGCAATCCAAACAGACAACTTTGTTGAGATTGACGCACCAGAACCTATTGTAGCAATAAAAGGTTTCAAGCAGTTCTTATGGGTTTTTACAGAAAATAACACCTACATTTACAACTCACCTAACCCAGACACAAATGTCGGGCAACTTTCAGGTGGAGTTTTTGTAAATCTTTCTACTACTACTGGTTGTCTAAATAACCGCTCATTAGTAGAAACACAAAATAGTTTTATTTGGTGTGATAAAAATGGCGTTTATGCTACAAGCGGAACTGCTACTTTCCAAAAAATAAGTGATAGAATAGACCCATTTTTCAGGGACTTTATTACCAACCCTCTTACAAACTTTTTTACTTTGTCTGGCGTCAGCGACGACACACTACCACAACCACGAATGGTTTATGACTTTGCTGAAAGAGAACAACGCAGAGGTGTAAAACTTGATTACAACCCTAACACTTTTGAGGTGTTTATGTCTATTCCTTACTATGGAATAACTTGGGTTTTCAAAGAAGGCGACTGGTTTATTTGGTCTTTTGAGAGTGTAAGAGACCCACTACGCTCTCCTACTGATGTTGCTAAAACAGAGAACCTACAAAACACAGAAATAGTTGTAGGTGGTGCTACTACTTATGTAGTTGGTTGTTTTGACGACAAGTTAGTCCAAAATCAAACTTACATTCAGGGTTACAGAACAGACGGAACAGAGTGTATTTATGACGGAACTTACAAGGTTTCTTCTTATTACCTCTGTGAGTTAGGCAGAGGTGGAGCAGCAGACCGCTCTGTTGGTTCAGCAACTTACAAAGGTTCAGGCACAAACGAAGACACACGCTTCCGTTCTGGTGAGTGGGTCGCAGACGAAAGCAACACAGGCAACGAAATAACCGACCTTGGTTCTACAAAGGGCGTTTGGTATTTCGGCAAACCAGTTCGTAGAAATCCTTTTAGAACATCTGACTTTCCTGCTAATGACGGATTTGACCCACAAGAACCGGTTTATTTAGTTCCTGTTTATTACAAACTACCTGCCGACATAAAACCAGAAACAATAGACGAGTTGTCCCTTCGTGTTTATTACGACAACTCAAAATGGAAACCTCTTATTGAGAACAACGGAAATGCTACACCAGCGATTATTTTTGAGGAAGGTGTTGCTGCTTCTTTATTTTACGGAACCGCCAACGCCACACAAATAAGAGTTTTAGACCAAGCAAACGCCCCTGACCCTGACGGCATAAAAATAGATTTAGTTTGGAATAGAGCACTTATTCCTCCTCTCAACACTACATTTGGCGCTTCTAATGGTTTTACATTTCAGCGTTTCCAAAAGAACCTAATGTTTTGGTTGCCTATGAAACGCCGCTACGCAGACGACCAAGGAGGCGTTCTTTCTGGTTTTGACGACCAAGACACCTTCTCTATTGGTTGGAAACTTGATTATGATGACCCAACAAATAACCAAGTTGCTCTAACAGACAGCAGGGCAACACCTCTTACAGCAGAAAACACAGCGTTCTTCTATTACTCCTCAAACGAAATGCCTGAAACACGACGTAGCAACAGGATTACAACAGGACTAAACACACAAGAACTAAACCCAAAACAACCCGTAGATTGGGTTGTAAGCGGTGAAAACATAGGAATAGACGGCATAGGTAAAACAGGAACGATTGTTCTAAAAGCAAGAGGACTTTATTTACAACTTATTTCTACTGGTATTGGTTCTTCTATTTATTCGCTTATGTCTATTTTGTTAGGAAGCGACTGGAAACTTTGGTCTTCACAAATAGTAGATTACCTTGGACCAGAACAAAACAACGAAGGCAAAAACATTTCTATTGATTTTGAGACTAACGGACTTTTGAGAAAGCGTTTCCAACCTTCTCTTACAGGCGACATTACTGAAAGAACATTTAGAAGCGGCGCTCAAACAGGAGACACCGCTGCTACTTACGACAACTCACCAGCGCAGGTAGGCAACTACCTTACTGACGAAAGAGAGTTAGACACTATTGCTGTAAGCGACAGCGTAAAAGGTGAGAACTTACATTATGTTCTTTACGGACACGCTTACGACAAAGCAACAGAACTACAAATGAAATCAGCAAAAGCAGTAGTCAAAGTAGCGTCCCAAGGACGCAGACGCAAAGGAAGAGGCATTCAGTAATGGCGAGACAAATAATCATAAATAAAGATGAAAACGACCTTTATGACGCCAACATTACAGACAGCGACACCGCTGCCCTTTCTTCTTTGGGTGCTTATGGTAGTAGAGACAAACTAAACCCGCCAAAACTACAAAATAACACTTTGCCGCTTTCAGGTGGAAACTTTACAATAAATAAAGTTGATAAGAAAAACACAGATTACAAAGGTTTAGGAAACACAGCAAGTAGAAAAAACCTTTCTATTCAGGCAGATAGTCGTTATTTTGGAATGACTTTTGCTGAAACAATAACTATTACAGCAGGAACTACTGCTATTTTTACAAACTGCTTTTTTGAGAAAGCAGCAATCAACATAACAGCAGGAGCGTTCGTTCATTTCATAGGTGTAGTTTTTGACGAAAACACAACTTATTCACACACAGGCGCACCAGCAAACGTTTATGCTATTGGTGTTTCTAATAAAACTGGTGCTGTTCTTGCCAACACCACTATTGTAGCGGAGACAACATAATGACGACAAGAGAAATAACTAAACAGCAGTTTAGCGACGGAACCACTATCGACAGCGACCGCCTTGACAAAATGAATAGCGAGGTTGCTGATTATGTAAATAATGTTCCCCAGAGAGGCATTACTAATAAGTGGGTTCCAACTCGTTATGTTTGGGGTTATGCTCCTTGGGACACAAGCGGACAAGGACCCGGTGTTGGTAATAGTGCTGGTAAAGGCGTTGTTACACCTAACTTTTTTGGACCTAACTATTATGTCCCTTTTATTCCTTGGTTGCCGGTTGTAAATAATAACAAAACAACACAACCACGCAAGTCTTCTTCTACGTTAGACACACCCACTACATTTACAAACCCAGAACGCTACAAAGGTTATTTAGCGCAGGACGCAGATTTGGGGAACACCGCTGACTTTTCGCCTATTGACGGAACAAGAAACCAATACTCTTGGGAGGTTGGTTGGGCGACAAATAACCCAACAATAATCAAAGAAATAAGTGTAGTTTTCGATAAGACTTTGGAGTTCCCAGATAAAACCTTGTCTGGTTTGCTTGGTTGGAGCAGAGATAGAAACTGGGAAACAGGACCACAAGCGCCAACATTTATGAACTTGGTAGAAGAAACCCCGCTTTCTTCTGTTGTTATTGAGGTTCTTGTTGTTTCACCAACTAACCCAGCAGAAAGAAAAGACGGATTTGTAGTTTGGAGCAGAAGCAGAATGCGTTTGGAAGGCGAAAAGTTATGCGCCCCCGACCCTAACGCTGCTCTTCCAGTAACAGATTATTTGCCTATTCTAAACCCAAACGACCAAAGAGCAGATGGTTTATGGTTTAGAAATGAAGACATAAACATTTCTATTCCAGCAGGAGCGCAAGTGTTTTGCTCTGTTATGTTGCCTGATTACCAGTTTGACAATGACTTTTACCCAAACGCCATCACAAACATTAGTGCCTACTGGTCGCCTATGACGGACACAAACCAGTCCTACACTATTAGTGTTACTTGTTTAGAGGAAACGGAGAACTATGAGTAAAATAAAAAAGCAAGACATTCCAAGAGGCGTAAGGTTAGACCCAGCACACACTCACGGCACTATTGCCGCAGCAGGAACTCAAATAGGAAACGCTATTTTAGAGCGGGAGCAGTTTGAGAAAGGACAAGGTGTCTTTCGTTGTATGTGGAACACACCTAACTTGTCTGCTGACTACTTTGGTGTTAGTAATAACCTTTTCACCATTCCTTTTCATTTCCCTCCACTAAACGAGTTCTTTTCTCGGCAAGGGATTACAGACACAGACACACCCTCTATTCACCTACGAGAGATTGGTTTTTATTGGGACAGCAGAGGTGAAGCATCTGCCGTAAATGAAATGGCACCAGACAACAGAGGTTTCCTAACAAATCAAGCAGAAAGAATAGGTCTAAAAATAAAACTTTATGAGAAACCAGTTTCTATCTTTGGAGGCATAGGACCTATTCCAAGTAAGCAAGTTTATTCACAAGAGTTCCCAGAAGGTTCTTTTAGCAGCGAACTACTACTACCGGTTCTACCTACTTTCCAAGATGGACTAAACATAGAAATAAAACCTTACCACTCTTACCTTTGGACTATTGAGGCAACTGGTTTGGTTAGTGATGACCCTGCTTCCCACGACCACCTTTGCTTACCTTCACTAACTATTACTGGTAAGTTTATTTCACCTCTTATTCCAAGAACAGAAAACACAGGATTACCAGTCCCTATTACAAACATTCCCGCCAGACACGACGGCAACAAAAGAACACAAGGTTTAGGAATAAACTTTCCTGCTGGTGGAGACATAGTTTCAGCAGACGACGACACAACTTACTCCTACGCTCTACAAAAACAAATAGAGAAGATTGACGACCGAGTAAGAGAAGGACTTACAGGTGGTTATGACGAGTTTTCTGCGAGAGCAAATGTAGAAAGCATAGACGACGATAGTTGTTATGAGGTTATTTGTCTAAACCTTATGGGTGGTTGGAAAGACATTAGAGGCGCAGACGCTGATAAGTGGGAAAACTTACCACAAATGAATAGCGGTGGAACAGGTTATTTCTTTGATAGAAGACAAGTTCCAATAAACTACCCGCTGGAAATCCACAAGGTTTATTTTTGGAAAGGAAACCAAAGTCCTAATGACCCAAATAACTTACAACAAACAAACTTTTCACCAGCACTGGTAAATAGAGACCACGCCCTCATAGCACCAAGAGAAGCGGACACAACTACTTATGAGTTAGGTGTTGGTCTTGGAACACACCAAAAAGGAACAAATGTAGCGTTTTCACAGGTCGCTTATCTAAATGCTACTCCCGCTTTTACAGCAACACAAATAGACGCATTACAACCTTACAATAACACTCAACTTGGACCAACGCCTCTTTGGTCTTTGTTTCAGGTTCCTATGGTTAGAGACGCAAGCATCAACCCAACACCAACAGCAGGTTCTTACAACACACAAGATTACTACCCCACGGGTCCTATTTATTATGTTGGTAAGTCAGCAATAACAACAAACAGCGCCCCCGGTTTGTCCCTTTTGACGGACAGAAGAAACAATGTTTTTGACGTGACCGGTGGTTCTATTACTCCACCAACAGAAGGACAAGAAAACTTTTTAGAGATTACACTAAAAGTTTCAGGGGCGAACCTTGCGACAGCGCCAAACAACGCTGACGTAATAGTTCCTTATGGTGGTTTTTGGGTCTATCTTATCTGTAAAAAGACCACCATTTCGTAAGTAAAACAGGCAAATAAGGAGACGTTTATTATGGCGAACGGACCAAAGTTAGGACTACAAAAAATAGACACAACGCCAGCAAAGGCAACTGACCCAACAAAGGTTCAGGCAGCAAAGAGTTTGGCAAATAAATACGGCATAGATTTTGACCCAGCAGATTATTCTTCTACAGAAGCAGCAACCGACGCTGGTTTAGCAGCACTTTACAGCAAGTATTCTGGTTTAGAACAAGAGTTCGCTGACTTTACCCAAGCACAGCAGGCAGCGCTTGGAGATTTACAACGTGAAAGCGCCAGAGCAACTGCTCTACGGACGAGACGTGGTGGTTCCCTTGCTGGTTTGAGAGGTTCAGCATTAGAGACTGGACGTAAAGTTGGTGCTATGCGTGAAGGACAAGAAGCAGCAAGAGGCGAAAAACGCAGAGGTCTCCTTGACGTTGGCGCTGCTACTGCTGGTGAAATAAAACAAGTCCAAGAAGCACAAGGCAACAGACAAGCAAGAGTAAATGATGCCCTTTCCCGCTCAAGCGACATAATCAACGCAGAGTTGGGAAAGTTTTATTCTACACCCAAACAACGCCGAGCAGCAAGAGACCGCATTTTGAAAGAGGTTTTGGCGATGGAGCAAGACCCCCTTGTTATTGAGGCAGTTTTATCCCGTGTAGATAAAATGATGGGTGGAGACACAGCAGGGCGCATTGACTTTTAGTTGGAGAAATAATAATGGCGAGAGTTATTGGTTCATTTGAGCGTGTAAAACTACTATCACCTCAAAGAAAAGAGTATGGTGATAAAGTAGTAAGCACACGGGGCGACTTGACCTTTGAGAAAGTAGCAGAAAAGTTTGGCGTTGATAGTTTGCCTAACGCAATCAAAACGTTAGACAGCATCGCAACCTCAAAAGGCGTTGGAATGATTGCCGGTGCTGCTACAAGAGAAGACCAAAAAGAAGCAGACACTCGTTACAAAAAAGAACAAGACAAACTACTCAAAAAAGAAACTGCCGAAGCAAGAAGCGCAGTTGAGAAACAAAAAAAACTTATTGAGAAACTAAAAACAAAACCAAAAGACGAAAGAGTTTCAGTTGTTCGCAAACTACAAAAAGATTTTGACGCAGCAACTAACCCAGAAACAAAAGCGCAGATTAGAAGAGACCAACGTTTTATTCTCCAATCACTTATCGACCAAGACGAAATAGACCCAGCGGTTCTAAATAAGTTCCCCCAGTTTGGCGCAGGAACGCCGCAAAAGGTCTCACCCACACCCACACCCGTCGAGCAAAGAAAAGTCGCTCCTGCGCCAACACAGGCGGCGGGAGAGGGCACTTTTGGTCCAACAGGTTTGTCCCTACGAGAAGCACAAGAACCTATGGGACAAGCACGTTTAGACCCTGACGCTATTGACCGAGCAAGAAGAACACTTGGACTAAAAATAACCGACCTTGCCCGACAGGGTAATAAAGAAGGTTTAGACACTGCTATTAGTCGTGTTCCTCCTGCCCTTCGCCTACCTATTTTACAAGACACTATGGATAGACTTGTAAAAGGAACAGGCACAGATAAAGCAAAAAGGATTGTAGCAGACGCAGCGGACAAAGTAATCAAAGTCCAACTAACAGACCAGCAGCGTCCTACACCAACACCCCCAAAAGATTACACTATTAGACCAAAAAGCAATAAACCAGAAGACATTACTGCTGCTATTTTTGATGTCGCAGTAGATTACACCGCTGGAATAGAAGATGTTACACCTGAAAGCATTAGGAAAAACCTAACTATCAAAAACAAGATTATTGACTTTATTAGAACTCTACCACCAGACCAACAACTACCAACTATCGAGCGACTACGCCAAGAATACGAAGCGTTGGATAAGAAAAACCCTATTTTCCGCAACATAAAAGACCAGTTTAGAATGGAAAGAGGCACTGAACTACCCGAGCAGGAAATAAAAGCAGGTGGTCCAGCAGAGGCAGGAGCACCACAACCACCACCTCCCCCAGTAGCACCAGACGCACCTTCACCAGCATCCGAAATGGACGCTCTTGCCGCAGCAAGCGCAGAAGACCCACTTGGTTTCTACGAGCGAATGAAAGCGCTTGATA